AGGGGACAAAGGAGACAAGGGCGATACGGGAGACAAAGGAGATGACGGCAAAACTCCGTCGTTCTCTGTGAATGCGAACGGCGAGCTCATCGCTACGTTCGAGTAAGGAGGTACAACTATGTCAGAGGTAAATCTTGGGCGCGTGCAGGGCGGCGGGATATTCTATTCCACGGCGAGCTCGGGCACGAGCATTGCAAAATCGACGCTTACGCCGACGGGACTTGTCCCGCTTGTCGGAGATTGTGTCGTGTTCCCGAACGGAGACCTGCGCAAAATCACCGCGGTAAGCGGCACGAACGTAACGTGCGGGAGCGTTTCCGCGAACTTCAAGGGAGACAAGGGCGATACGGGCACGACAAGCTCGATTGTCAAAACCGCCGCAGAATGGGAGAGCCAAAACCCCGTTCTCGGAGCGGGTGTGTTCGGTTTTGATTCCACAAATAAAATAATCAAAGCGGGCGACGGAACAACGGCGTGGAAAACATTGCCTACGTTGCTTTCGACCGATTTCAGCTTTGAAAAAGCAAGCTGGTCGGATATTGCTGCGCTGTCAGAGAGCGGCAGCGCAGATAAATATTTCTCTGTCGGCGACGAAAAGACGATCTCGCTCACGACGGGCGAACAGGTTACTCTTGTCATTCTCGACTTCAATCACGACGACCTCACGAGCGGCGGCAAAGCGGGCATGACTATCGGTATGAAAAACCTGCTTGCAACGACCTATCGCATGAATGAGACGGCTACAAACGAGGGTGGTTGGGACGAGAGCGAAATGCGCACCTCCACAATGGCAACCCTGCTCTCGCAGCTTCCGTCCGACTTGCAGGGCGTGATTAAGCAGGTCAATAAGAAAGCGACGGCAGGAGGTGCGAGCACGAGCATTACAACGTCTGCCGACAAACTTTGGTTGCTTGCAGAAGTCGAGGTTGACGGTACGACATCGGCAGGATATGCAGACGAGGGGGAACAGTACGAATATTGGAAAACAGTTAAAGACGGTACAGTTGCTGCCGACAGGATAAAGTATTTATCTAACGGCAGCGGCTCCGCGTACTACTGGTGGTTGCGCTCGCCTTCCGTCAGACAGGCAGCGTCGACATCGTCAGCGCGAACGGCGCGCGCGGCGTGTCTTTCGGCTTTTGCGTTTAATCTATCATCGCGCATATCCGCGCCCTTGTATGGGCGCGGAAAGAATAACAAGGAGGTAACTCATGACATACGGATTCAAAAACACGCCGATCATGCCGCGGTCAAGCGGGGACGGGCTCATCGCAACTGCGCTTGACGGCGTGGTCTATACCGAAAACAGTCGTCTGCACGTCAAGGGGAACACGGCGCACTACGTCTATAAACCCGACGGCTCGCCCGCGGGGTGGTATGCGCGCAACATCAAGACCTGCGATGACATTTATCTCGGCGTCGGCGCAAGCCCTACGATTGAGCTTGAAAACATCGTGATTCAAAACACGAGCGTATGGAGCGCAATCAAACAGGAGGAGCCCGAGGAAACCGAGGAGGAGTAAAACGGAATGTCGGTACTTAAATCAAAGCGCGGGGAAAGCGCAATGCAATTTCTTGAAACCGCAAGGGAGCTTGAAGTGTACACCATACGTCAATGTGCACGCTTCCCAAAACGGTTTATGTTCCTTATCACAAAGGACATCGTTGCGCTCTCAAAGGCTGTGTATAACAACGTCAAAGCCGCAAACAGCGTCTATCCGACGAATGCGGCAGAGGTGCAGGTGCGGCGCAATAACCTTATAGCGGCAAATTGTGAGTTGCAATGCCTCATCTCGCAGCTTGACATCGCCCGCGAATTTGTGCGAAGTACCGCAGACAACAAACCGATTCAAAGCGGAGTGTGGCAGAAGTGGATAGACCTTATAACGTCCGAGGCAAAGCTGATCTCGGCGTTAAAAAACAAGGACAAAGAACGCTTCAAAGCTCTGCTATGAATGCAGGTCATGCACCGCAAAGTATTGCCGAGCGGCTCCGCGTACAACTGGTGGTTGCGCTCGCCTAACGTCAGTAATAGCAACAACTTCCGCTATATCAACTCGACAGGCAACGTCAACAACAACAACGCGAACAACACGCGCGGCGTGTCTTTCGGCTTTTGCAACACGATATACTCGACAAAGTAACCTCTACGGTGAAATCAATGTATTTGCAAAAGGGGCGCATGACCTTTCCGTAAGGATAAATAAATACCCCGATGTAGTCGATCGGACGCTTCTTGCATTGCCGCTTATCGTGGTACAGCGGTTTAATGGTCGGTACTACGGGCAATCGGAACTCCACGACGATAAACAGGTTGTACGGGGTAATACGTCAAATGAACAGCAAAGAACGGCATGAGGCGCGGTATCAGCGCAGGAAAATGAAACGCCTGCTGCGCAAGCGGCAAAAAGAGGCGAGAAACGGAGACTTTGACAAGGTGTTTACTTTCGATAATCTCTACACGGCGTTCAGAAAGTGCTGCCTCGGCGTCGGTTGGAAAGCGAGCACGCAACGATTCAAGGCGAACGCGCTGCAAAACGTCAACGACATTTACCGCTCTTTGCATAACGGTACATATAAGAGCCGCGGTTTCTATGAGTTCGACATCGTGGAACGCGGCAAGGAACGGCACATAAAAAGCGTGCATATCTCCGAACGAGTCGTGCAGCGGTGTTTGTGCGACAATGCGCTTGTCCCCATGTTCAGCAGGTCGTTTATTTACGACAACGGGGCGTGCATGGCAAATAAGGGAATAGATTTTGCGGTAAGGCGGCTTACTTGTCATCTGCAAAGATATTTCCGAAAACATGGTACGGACGGTTATGCGTTGGTGTTCGATTTCTCAAAGTATTTCGACAACATCGCGCACGAGCCGTTAAAGGCGACGGTCTGCAAGACGTTTTCCGATCCGCGCATAGTGCAGCTCGTGAACGGCTTTATAGACGATTTCGGCGAGGTGGGGCTCGGGCTCGGCAGTCAGATTTCGCAGGTGTCCGCGCTTATGTACCCAAACAAGCTCGACCACTACATCAAGGAAGAGCTGCGCATACAGGCATACGGTCGGTACATGGACGACGGGTATCTTGTTCATGAGAGCAAAGAACATCTGCAACATTGCCTGCAAGAGATCCGCCGCCTTTGTGCCGAATTGGGGATAAAGCTCAACGAAAAGAAAACGCAGATCGTCAGGCTGTCCCGCGGGCTGAACTTTTTGAAACGTCGCTTTATTCTGACCGAAACGGGGAAAGTGATCGTTAAGCCCGCCCGCAAAGGCATAACGAAAATGAGACGAAAACTGCGGACTTTCAAACGGTGGCTCGTTGCGGGCAAGATGAAAATGGAGGATATACGGACATCGTACACCTCTTGGAAAGGACACATGAAGCAATGTAACGCCTATCGGACGATTTTAAGCACGGACGCATTGTTTGACAGCTTATTCGCGGGTAGTGCGGCGGCATTTGACGGTTAAGGAGGTATGCAATGAATGCGTCAATCGCAAAGGCGCGAGCACTTGTTTGTGCCTGCGCTGAAAAACAAAAAGAGAACGGGCTCGTCGTCGGTACCGTGGTAGAGATTTACAAAAATCTTGTCAGAGCCGATGAGTGCAAGTTGTCGGACGCCGCCGAACGCGAGGAGCGGCAACGCTTTCAGCGCGAGGCAATCGTCGGCTGCCGCGTCCTTGCGGGGCTACTTGATAGTCTGTGCGACGAAGAAGCAAAGAAAAGTCTTTGCGAGCGAACAGCCGAAGTTCGCCGCTTGTCCGCAGCATGGCTGAATGCTGAAAAACGACAAACAGTTCAAAAAGGAGCAGGGAGATGAAAATGGAATACAAACTACTCAACAGCAACAACGGGGTGATTATGACGAGAGCTCCCGAGCTCATCGGCGATATGCTGTACATCTCTTTCACGGGCGCGCCCGATAAGGCAACGGCTATCTTTGAACGCAGCGACGGCGAGAGCGCGTACAGGGCTCTTTCTGACGGTCTGTGCGGCATTGAGAGCGATTGGCTGGACGGCTCGATGAAAGTTACGGTCGCCGTGCTTGACGGCTCCGTGCGGGCGCAGAGGTGGTTCTGCGAGGGCTTTTACGCGCGGCATATCAAAGAGTGTGGGGGCGTGCTCGTTTATCCCGATGACATGGATATGCAAAAGAAAATCGCGGAGCTGCAAGAGGACGTTTCAGACCTTGCGGCGGCGAACAGAGAACTCTCGGACAAATACGCGGATCTTGAAACAAAACTCAACAAGCTGCTTGAAGGGTACGACATCATATAGGAGGTATCAGCAATGATTAAGTCGAAAAAGCTGCTTTTCCGCTGCGTGCTTTGCGCCGTTCTCGTGTTCGTTTTATGCGTTACCGTGTGCCTTATTGCGGCGGGATCGCCCGCGGTCGCTCATGCGGAAGAACTGCCGCAAGAGGAAACGGAAATCGTGCAGGAAGCTCCCGAGGGAGACAATGTTCCCGAGGGTGAGCCTACTTTCTTTGGCAGGATATGGGAATGGGTGCAGGCGAACGTCGCAGAAATTTTAACAGTCGTCGGCGACATCGTTCTCGTCGGTTTCCTAATCGCGCAAAAGGTGAAGCAGAAAAAGAAGCTCGCCGCTATCGGAGCGGACGTTCTGACGGTCAAGGACGGCGTAACGAACACGGAAACGTCGCAGAGGAATGTTGTCAGCGTAACGAACGAGCTCATTGAGGGATATAACCGCTTTGAGAAAGCTCTCAATAACTTCGACGCGACGGAGCAGGAGCGGCACAAGACCATGATCGCCGCGTTCGCGCAAACAAAGGCGATCCTTGAAATCATGACAACGGTCTATGCGAACTCGAAAAATATTCCGCAGGGCGTAAAAGACCTTGTTAATCTGAAATACGCAGACGTTCTGAAACTTGTCGGGGACGAGGACAAGCTCAAAGAGATTGTCGAGCCCGCCGAGACGGAGCCTGCGGCAGAGGAGAGCGGCGACGCGGAGGAGTAAGGCTATGCAAAGAACAACGAAAGGGAAGATATGCAAAATCTCCGCGCTTGTTCTCGATGTAGGAGCTCCGCTTGCAGCAACAATATCGCAATTCCCCGTATGGGTGGATAGGAGCGCAGAGGCGACAATCTCGGGCTTATTTGTGTTGTTTGCGTTCTTATCCCTGATACCGTTCTTTAAGCAGATCAAGGCGTATTTCAAGTCTCCGTCCGCATGGGTGATGTGGTGTATCATTCTCGTTGCACTCATTGCGCTGCGGGCAATTATAGACGAGATTATTGTGATTTGCATAATCGGGGCGTTGGCAAACGTCATAGGGGCGGGGCTGTATAAGCTCGGAGATCATTTCGATCCGCCGAAAAACAACGGCGGTGGAAACGGAAACGCGGGAGGTAGTCCGTAATGGAGCCTATTAAACAAAATGAGTCTGGACGCGACAGGGAAGAAAAACCGCGTAACCTCGGAGAGGTTATAGAGCAGACGACAGCAAAGAAAAAGCGAATCGTTCGCGGTGTCATGAACTACTTTGGTACTGCTGTCGGAACGTTCATTATCTTCGTCGCAATCGTTGTTTCCACGACCGATATTACGGTCATGACTGCGCTTGATTGGACGGTGCTCGGGCTGTCGTTTTTCGTGTTCATGTTTTGCGCGTATGCGATGTACATAAACGGCTCGGGAAACGGTATTCGGGCAGGAAGAAAGAGCGAAACGTATTTGACGGCGAAAAAACAGTACGATGACTTGAAAAACGAGGTTATCACGAGAAAAATGCAGGGCAGACTTCCTGAATTTTGCCGATATTATATCGAGGAGGAGCTGCGAAATACTCGAAATTCCCTCTTGACGGAGGTCGGCATAGACTTTGCCGTGTATCAGGAGAGATACGTCGGAAAAGACAAAACAGAGCTTGAACAGCTTACGATCCTTTCAAAATCGCAGGTCGAGGCGATTGTTTCCGCGAATAACATCAAGCCTATCAAGCTCACTCCCGAGATGATATTGAAACGCGGCAGAGGCTCTCTGCACAGAAACCCGCTCGGTATCGAGCCGTCAAAGAAACGCAGGATAGGTTATGTGTGGAAGTTCGTTTCCACGTTCGCCGTTTCCGTTTTAATGGTCGGCATAGCCTTAAACCCGAAATCTGACCTCACATGGGGGACTTTCGCAGAGTGCATATTGAAGCTGTTTCCGATTGTCCTGAATGGGTTTACGGGGTATAAAAGCGGCTATGAAAACATCGTCGTCGATACCGTGAATTACATGAACGATCAGTCCGATTTATTGCGGCAGCTCATACACTACGTCGAGGAAAACCCTATGGCAAAACCGCTTGTGGAAACGGCGGAAGTTGCCGACGAAAGAGAGTCCATAGCTCCTAAAATTACCGTCGGTGAGGGGTGATAGGGCATATAAAACCGCTCTTTTCGGGGCGGTTTTTTGCTTATGCAAACGGTATGCAAATGCAATGCAAATGCTTTCCAAATGCAAAGCTCGTGCATAAGGTTTGCTATGCAAATGCAATGCAAAATTATGCAAATAAAAATAAAATAAAATCAAATACAAATAGAAAGAGAAATATAAAAGAAAGAATAATACTGACTGACAGACTACTATATGCTATGAGGGGGTTATAGGGGGAGAATGTCGGTCAGTCGGTCTGTTTTTATTTTTTTCAAAAAATTTTTTCTCGGTGTAACCGAGAACATGCCTGTACGCATTGAGGACTTTTGATAAATACTTGAAATCGGCTTAAAAGTGTGCTATAACTGTAAGACACTTTACACAAGAGGAGGAACGAAAGATGAGCAGGGGAGTAAGATTCACCATTCGAGAAAAAGAGCGGGCTCTCAAAATGTGGCTCGGAGACCACGAGGACGTTCTCTGCGTGGCAAGGAAAGTGAAATGCACGGAGCAGACGTTGTATCGCTGGAAAAAGCGGTACGACGGCACGCGGGAGAGTTTGCAGAACAAGTCAAGCCGTCCGCATACTCCACACCCGAACGCACACACCAAAGAGGAGCAGGAATACATACGAAAGCTCTTTGAGGAGCAGCCGAACATCAGTTATGCGGAGGCTCTCGGCATTTTACGGCAAAAGTACGCCTATTCGAGGACGTACTACGGCTTTTACCGATATGTCGTCAAGAGCGGCATTCGACCGAAAGAGCAGCTCGAAAAGTACGAGCCGCAACCGTATGAAACGCCCGAAATGTTCGGTATCAAAATGCAAATGGACGTGAAATATGTCCCCAAAGAGTGTTTCAGGGGTGCCGCGCAAGAACGCTATGAGGCAAGCGGCGCGAGATTCTATCAGTACACAATGATTGACGAAACGACGCGCGAGCGGTTTTTATACCCTTATACCGAGGTGTCGGCGCGGGCGACGGCGGACTTCGTGAAACGTGCGATAGTGTACTTCGGGTATCTTCCGCACATCATTCAGACGGACAACGGCGGCGAGTTTACGAACAGCAAGGGCTGCAAAAAAGTACACATCTTGGACGAGCTTCTCGGCAAGCTGCGGATCAAACATCAGCTTATCCGTCCTTATACGCCACGCCATAACGGGAAAGTGGAGAGATCGCACCGCACCGACGGAGAGAATTTTTACAGGACTTTAACCTTTGAGACCTATGACGAGCTCAAAGAAAAAATGCAGGAATGGAACATCAGGTACAACAACCGCCCGCACTCCTCATTGCGGAACATAGAGGGGAAAAGGGTGTGGTTTACGCCGCTGCAAAAGAGAGCAGAGCTTATGACTGTTCTAAAAGCGGGGCAAACCGACAGCCCGCGGGTACGGTTCATCAGACGGAAAGCTGCATAACTGCTGATAAAGGCATGAAACCTCTGCTCATAGCAGGCAGGGGAGTTTTTTGCTGCCCGCAATCATGCGCGGGCGAGGGAACAAGGGTACATCAAGGGCATTTTCAAGGTCAGGCTCCCGACAGAGGGGGCTTTTTCTCTGCCCCGAACAGTCGTAACAAAAAATTTTTTAGAAAATTTTGAAAAGTTACTAAAAAACGATTGACAAATCACAAATGTTATTCTACAATAGGTTTGCGAGTTGAGGCAAGCCTATTTTTTTATCCCTCATAAAACGGCTTGATAGTAGGTCTGCCTTAACTTGGCAGACCTATTTTTTTGTTTTACGGAGGTATTGCTTATGGGCAAGAAGAAAGACGTGGTTTATCTCGGAGTGTGTCTTTCGCCTGCTACCCACGAGGAACTGAAAAAGCTCGCCGCAGAGAAAGAGCTTTCGATGAGCACCCTCGTAAGGCAGCTTATCAGAGATTATCTCGCAAATGCGCAGAAATCGGCGTAAAGGAGGCACGGCATGAAACGCTTGAAAAGGTTGGAATCAATCGTCCGCGCGGAGCTCACGGAGAACGAGGCGGCAAGAAAGAGCGACACGGCTCTCCTCATGGGCTGTTTCGAGCGCATGGGGATCGACACATCAAGGTCGTTTGCGGAGCTTGCGGCAGACGGAAGCCTGCGGCAGACGGAAGCCTGCGGCAAATGGAGAGCATTACAAGGGCTCGCCGCAAGGTGCAGGCAGATTCTCCCGAGCTGAAAGACGGCACCGTTACGGAGCTGCGCGCAGCACGCGAGGAAGAGTTCAGAGAATACGCGAAAGCAAAATAAGGAGGACATACAAATGGCAAGCGAAAAAGGGTTTGGCACACCGTCGGAGATCATCATCGACGGGCGCAGAATGAGCCGCGAGGAGTTCGAGACGCATATTGCGGAGTCGGGCGTCCCGCAGGTTGACGTCAAGAGGTTTGCGCTTACGCGCATAAACGGCGTCGTGAAGCTGTACATCGCTACGGTCCGACAGGAGGTCGTCATGGAACAGTTGATGATGAATGCGATCAGACAGTTCAGGCGCGAACACAAGTTCTCGGAGATACGCTCCGTATCTGTTCAGGAATGGAGCGGCAAATTCGGTCAAGCCGTGGACGCGGCTTTCAAGATCGAGTATGTCGATGAGGCGGGCGGCGAGTATCAGACGGCTTATTACTTTGCCGCTAACAAGTCAAGGCTTTGAGGAGGAAACACAAATGAAAACAATCTCGTTTAAGCAGGTGGAAAGCGCACTTTTCAATCTCGACAGCATGAGGACGAAGCTCATGAACGAGCGCGACGAGGCTTATGAGCGTGCTTGTGAGGCGTTCGCCAAGAAAGACCGAGAGTTGAGCCGAAAGCTCGGAGATGAAGCCGATGAGATAGAGGCAAGAATCGACGAGGTGGAGGAGCTGCTCGGGAAAATGCGGAGCGGGAGCGTAACCCGCAAAGAGTGGGATAGAGTACAGGAGCTTGTCGCCGAAAGGCAAATGCAGAGGTATGTAACCTGCCTAAACAGCGGCATGGACGAACGCACCGCAGCGGGTGCATTTGACGACTGACGGCGAACACAACAAACAAAAGGAGACAGAGACCATGAGAAACTTCAAACGTACAAAGAGCTTATCTGTGGCGAATATCTTTGCGCCCGTGCCCGTCGGAAACGGCGGGACGGAGCGCAGGCTTTTCGTCGTTCGGGTAGGCTCTTTCTCTTGTCTCGGGAGGGCTGTATGGCACTTGAAAAGATCAAGCTGAAACACGGCTCTTCCGAGTGGCAGGCGTTCCGCAAAACGGGCATAGGCGGCTCGGACGCGGCGGCAATTCTCGGGCTGTCCCCGTTCAAGTCAAACATTGAGGTTTGGGAGGAGAAAGTGGGGCTCCGCGAGCCCGAGGACATCTCCGATAAACCGCAGGTGCAGTACGGAACAAGGGCAGAGGATATGCTCGTCAAGCTGTTTGCGCTCGACTATCCGCAGTACAAGGTGCGTCAAGATAAGCAGACGGTGTACCGCAGGGGGTTTATGTTTGCCTCGCTTGACGGAGAGCTTACGGAAATCGAGACAAAGGCACGCGGGTTTATCGAGATAAAGACCACGGAGATACACTCCGCTGCCGCATTGCAAAAGTGGGACGGGCACGTTCCCGAGTATTACTACGCGCAGGTGTTACACTACTTCGTTACGCTCGGTTGGACGTTTGCGTGGCTGAAAGTACAAATCAAGCAGACAGGCAGGAACGAGCAGACAGAGTTTATCACAAGGCATTATCCGTTCCTGCGCAGGGCTCTCATGGAGGACATGAAATTCCTCTACACGAGGGAAAAAGAGTTTTGGGGCTATGTTGAGCGGAAACAAAGACCGCCGCTGCTCCTACCCCCGATTTACAAAGAGTAACAAAAATCAAAATTTTTGGAGGACAAACTTATGGCAAACGAATTGGCACTCATTCTGAAAAGCCCCGTTGAGGAGCTTATTCCGAAGATGATCGCGTGGAACAACGCGGAGCTGCTCGCAAGGGTGGAGGCAACGCTCGAACAGTATAAGGGCGTAACCTACGACGATTCTCAAATCGCCACGGCGAAAGCGGACAGGGCGCAGCTCAACGCATTCTGCAAGGCTCTCAACGACGAGCGTATCAGAATCGGCAAGGTCTATAACGCCCCGTATGAGAAGTTCAAGGGCGAGGTGGACGAGGTGCTGCAAAAGGTCAAGGGCACCGTCGCGGAAATCGACGCGCAGGTCAAGGCGTTCGAGGAACGCAAGCAGCAGGAAAAGCAGAACGAGATCATCGAATACTTCAAGGCGACCGTCGGAGACTTTTCGGGGCTCATTCCTTACGAGCGCATACACAACCCGAAGTGGCTGAACGCCTCCACGACGATGAAGTCTGTCAGGGCGGACATCGACGCCGTATTCGAGAACGCCCGCAACGCTCTCGTGGCAATCGAGGCGTTGCAGTCGGAGGACGAGGAGCTCGTCAAGGCGTTTTACTTCCGCACCCTCGACCTCTCCGCCGCGCTTATGGAGGACGCAAGGCTCAAAGCAGAGCGCGCCCGCGTTGCGGAGATGAAAGCGAAGCAGGAACAGGAAGCGGCAGAGGCGGCGGCAAAAGCCGCGCAGGAAATGCCGCAGGAGCAGACAGAGACTATCGCACCTGCGCCCAAAATGCAGGTAGTGCGGTTTCAGGTGGAGGGTACCGTCGAACAGCTCAAAGCGTTGCAACGGTTCCTCAAAGAGAACAAAATCAAATTTTCGGCAATTTAAGGAGGTCATATCATGAGCAACGCAGTAGCAACGACAAATCAGAGGCAGCTTTCGAGCAATCAACCGAAGTTCTCGGTTTTCATGAATCAGGAGCAGATCAAGGGGCTCGTTTCGCAGGCGGTCGGAAAGAACGCGCAGCGGTTTACCGCGAGTATCATCTCGGCGGTCAGCACAAACCCCGCGTTGGAGAAGTGCACGCAGAGGTCTATCCTCTCGGGCGCGCTTTTGGGCGAAAGCCTCGGGCTTTCCCCGTCGCCGCAGCTCGGGCAGTATTACCTTGTCCCGTTTGACAAGCGCGACAGGCAGGGCAACGTCATCGAGACAAACGCGCAGTTTGTGCTCGGCGCAAAGGGCTACAAACAGCTCGCCATGCGTTCGGGGCAGTATCTCGACATCGACGTGCTCGAAATCAAAGAGGGCGAGTACAAGGGCAGGGACAAGCTCACGGGCAAGCAGATGTTTGAGTTCATCGAGAACGACGACGAGCGCGACGCGCTGCCGACGGTGGGCTACATGGCGTACTTCGAGCTGCTCAACGGCTTCCGTAAACAGGTCTATTGGACGAAAGCGAAGATGATCAAGCACGCCGATACATACTCTCCCGCGTTCCATGCAGACAAGTACGACGATTACGTCAACGGCAAAATTCCGAAGAATGAGCTCTACAAATACAGCTCGTTTTGGTACAAGAACTTTGACGAAATGGCGTTCAAGACGCTGCTCCGTCATCTGATCTCTCAATGGGGCGTCATGTCTATCGAAATGCAGGACGCATTTGTCCGCGACAATGCCGTCATCAAGGAGGGCGGCGTGCCCGAATACGTCGAGTACGACGAGGCGGCGTTCGCAGAGCCCGCGCAGGCGGCGGAAACGGGGGCTCCTGCGGCAGAACAGCCGACGCCCGAGGAACAAGGCGAGTTTGACTTCTTCGGCGATACAGACGGCGCAGAGGGCTGACAATGGAGTTTGAGATAGCGGGTGCGCCCGTCGGCAAAAGGAGACCGAGGTTTTCGACAATCAACGGCTTTGCGCAGGCGATAAAGGTTGACGCGGACGTCGAGTACGAAAACATGGTGCGGCTGATGTTCAGGCTGAATAAACCGACGGACTACGACCTGTTCGACAAGCCCGTGAGAGTTCGGATAGAGGCTCATTTTCCTATCCCGAAGTCGTTTTCAAAGAAACGGGCAGAGGAGGCGGCTGCGGGTGCCATACACCCGCAGAAAAAGCCTGACGCAGACAACATAGCAAAAATCATCTGCGACGCGCTCAACAATATCGCCTATGGCGACGATACGCAGGTGATTGAGCTCACCGTCGTAAAAAAGTACGCAAGGGAGCCGAAAGTCAAGGTATCAATCTCCGCGTACTGATAGGGAGGTACACAATGTCAAAAGAATATTTCCCACACGATTACGGTGCGAGGTTGAGTTTAAGAGGCATACGCAAAGACTTCGGCTTGCAAGGGCTTGGCTTCTATTGGTGTTTTGTCGAGATTTTGCACGAGGAGGGCGGCTACATAATGGAGAAAGACCTCGACAACATCGCCTACGATCTGCAAGTCGAGCCCGAGCTGTGCTACGCAATAACGCATAACTACGATCTGTTCACCGTGAAAAAAGGGAAAATCTGTTCGGAGCGGGTTTTGCGTAACATCAAAAAGCGCGCAGAGATTTCCGCCGCCCGACAAAAAGCGGCGAGAGACAGGTGGGACAACAGCCCGCCGCCCGAGGAACAAAAACCCGAGCCGCCGCCCGCTCCCGCTCTTCCCGACGACGAAGCAGAGGAGAGGTCGCGTGCGGCAGACGAGAACTTTGAGAGCGGCGTCGAGTTCTACACGGATCAGATAACTATGCGCTGTGATATGTGGGAGGAAGAACTCAAAGAAAATGGAACGAGCGCATTTGATCTCTTTTCCTCGCCTCCCGCCATTCTCAAACCGAGGCTTACGAGCCTGTTTGAGCTCATCAAGGGAAAGCGTCAGCAAAAAATCAACGGGCAGACCGTCGGGACGTTGGAGGTCATGCAGGCAGTAGTTGACTTTTTCACAAGCGACGAGAAACGGTGGGCTCTCTATAACCTGATAATCGAAGTGGACGACAAAGCCGCAAGCGGCGAAATAAAAAACAAGCAAAATTACCTCGTGTCTGCGCTGTATAACGCGGCAAAGATGAACGGGGCATAACGGAGGAAACATGAAAAACGAAAACAATGCCGCAATGGTTGCGGGCATGGTCGCAACGGAGCCGAAAAGGTACGACTGCTGCGGGGAGCTGTTTTATGCGTTCGATTTGTCCGTGAGGCGAATGAGCGGCGCGGAGGACTTGATACCCGTCAATATGCCCGTCGTCCTTTGCGACGAGGTGAACGTCGGAGACGAGCTCTGCCTTGTCGGACAGGTGCGCACCTACAACAAAATAGTGGACGGCAAAAGCAGGCTCATCGTCGTGTTTTTCGCGTTGGAAGTGTCGGAGTACAAAGGGAACGAAAACGAGGTCGAGCTCACGGGCTTTTTCTGCAAACCTCCCGTGCACCGCACAACGCCGCTCGGACGAGACATCTGCGACGTGCTGCTCGCGGTGAACAGGGATCGGCAGCGGTCGGACTATGTTCCGCTCATTGTATGGGGCAGAACGGCGCGGTATATCGCACGTCTTGACGTCGGCGCGCGCGTCAGAATCAAAGGGCGGCTACAATCGCGCGTGTATCAGAAGCAGACCGAACAAGGCGTCGTCGAAAAGACGGCGTATGAGGTGTCGGTCAACAGGATCGAGGAGGTAACGGACGATGAATAAGGTTATCCTTATCGGCAATCTGACGCGCGATCCCGAACTCTCGGAGACGAACAGCGGAATAGCTGTGTGCCGATTCGGGCTTGCCGTAAACAGACAGTATTCCTCGTCGGACGGGGAACGTGAGACGGACTTTTTTCAAGTAACCGCATGGCGCGGCACGGGCGAGAACGTCGCAAGATACTGTAAGAAAGGGCACAAGGTCGCGGTGGTCGGAAGTATTCAAATGCGCAACTACGAGGACAGAGAGGGCGTAAAGCGCACCGCCGTTGACATTGTGGCGCAGGACGTCGAGTTTCTGACGCAGAGAGCCCGAGACGACGACGGGCAGTACGATGAGTCTGCCCCGAGGAGACGGGGCGCAAAACCGCAATTAGAGGCGTTTGACGACGACGGAGACATTCCGTTCTGACGCATAAAACAAAAACATGGAGGACAAACAGCATGAAAGAAGTAACAAGCGTTTTGGAGTTCGCAAACGCCGCCGCAATCGAGCGTATCAATTATGAGCTCGTAAAGGTCATCGAGAACATTCAAAACCCGAACACGGACGAGAAGCCGCGCAAGCTCACCGTTGAGCTCTGTCTGACGCCCGTCAACAACAGAACGACGGTGAACATCAAGACCACCGTCAAAAAGCAGCTCCGTCCCACGAACGCCGTACATTCGCAAATGGCAATGGCTCTGATAGACAACAGTTATCAGCTTGTCGAGAGCGGCTGCGGCTACATCGACGGACAAGCCGACATCTTCGGCGACGTACACGAAACACACATCGTAAAAATCAAAAAATCGGAGGAATAAAGTCATGGAAAACAACAACATCGTGAACGACATCGAGCGTATCGTCAAGGAGAACAAGGTGCAGGTCATCGAGAGCAACGGTCGCACGTTTGCGACAAAAAGCCTCGTCGAGATCGAGCCCCGCAAGAACATCGCGGCAGAGATCAGATTTTCTGACCTGTCCTCTATCGTGGAGATCGTCAAACGGGAAATGCAGCGGTTTGTCCTGCCTCTCTACATCAACATCGAGTCGGAGGCGTGCGTATCGGTCATTACCTCGCTTGACGACGAGAAAGACAGAGAAAAACCGTACAGCGCGGTCGCAGAGGGCAACAGATTCTGCTTCGGCAAGGGATATGACTACGAGCGTTTCGTGATTGCGATTCGTTCGCTGTTCATTCAGACGGAGCATACGGCAAATCTCTTGCAGCTCCTCAAAAGGGTTTCCGACATCGAGTCCGTGGAGACGTCCGACGACGGTATCACGCAGCAGGTGGTGGCAAAGCAGGGAGCCATGCTCGCCTCTGACGTCAAAATTTCACCTATCATCAAGCTCGCGCCGTTCCGTACCTTTATCGAGGTGGTACAGCCCGAATCGGAGTTCCTGTTCCGTATCAGCGACGGCAATTCGTTCGCCCTCTATGAAGCAGACGGCGGGGCATGGAAGATGAAGGCAAAACAGTACATCAGAACATTTTTTGAGACCGCTCTCGTCGAAGAGATCAAGGCGGGAAACGTCGTGATTTTGGGATAACAGAACGCCGTGCGCCGCGCGCAACAGCGCGCGGCTGCAAAGAGCATACTGCGAGGTAAAATATGAAAATCAGCAAAAGCAAACTGACGCGAGAGCTTTTAGAAAGCTATGCAGGGAAAAAGGTGATAGCTGTATTTTTTGACGGAACAACGCGCGAGGGTGTGTTGGAGCTTGGAATGGGAATCGGAAACGGGTTTATCGTTCAAAAGCCGAAAATGTACACGATTGGAGACCTTCTTTTCCGCCTGTCTCACATAAAAACTTTGGAGGTGCAGGAATGAAAGCGGTTTTGTTAAGCATTCGTCCGAATTGGTGCGAGAAGATTTTCAACGGGGAAAAGACAATCGAAGTGCGAAAGAACGCGCCGAAGCTCGAAACGCCGTTTAAGGTGTATGTGTATTGTACAGCGCCAAAGGAACGGTGGAGTGTATGGCATCAAATATTTTTCAATGACACGCTGTACACTTTGCCGACAGGCGAGCTTAAACTTGGCGACGCCCTCGAACTTAGAGCAGATTGGCTGGGGAAGTACGACGAAAATAACTTTCTCAACGGCAAAGTCATCGGCTCGTTCGTGTGCGATAAGCATGAAGTATTTGACAGTGCATGGTCGGAATGGGCGTACGGCTGTGCTCCATATGATGTACCCTGTGCTATGCCCATGAGTGAAGAGCGGGCAATCAAAATTTGCAAAGAATACGGTTGTATGTCATTAGATGACATCGTGAAATACTTCGGAGATGAGGATTGGACTGCCCATTTTTGGCATATCACCGAACCGAAGCTGTTCGATAAGCCGAAAATGGTTACAGAGTTCGCTGTTTATGGACGGTGCGCGCAAGAATGCAGCGAGTACGACATCTGCATGAAGTATGACAGCGAAGAAACGCGGGTGGAATGTCCTGACTTTGCGAAAGTACCATTGAAACGCGCCCCTCAAAGTTGGTGTTATGTGGAGGAAATATGAAGTGTCTGATTCCGAACTCATGCGAGGACAGAGAGCTCTGCTGCGCATTCTGTAAGAAAAAGAGGTGCCCCGAACGGTGCCGAGACGACCACGAGGGTTGCAGATACTTCGACGCCGAGAAATACGAGCGCGAGGAGAAAACGGAGGGCAAGCACGATGAGTAAAGATTGGAGCGGAAACGTCAATTCCGTTTGGAAAACCCTCGGGGCAAGCAATCATGCCGACGCGGAAGGCGAGGCGGACGACTACTACGCCACCGATCCGATAGCGATTGACAAGCTCTTGGAGGTTGAAAAGCCGCACCGTTTTATTTGGGAGTGCGCCTGCGGCGGCGGACATCTTTCCGAGAGGCTCACGGAGCGCGGCTACGACGTTTTCAACAGCGACATCAAGAACAGGGGGTACACAAAGCAGCATTTAGTCTTGGACTTCCTCAAACAGGAGGGCAAGTTATTCTCGTTCGAGCATGATATTCTGACAAACCCGCCGTACAAGTACGCGACGGAATTTGTGCTCAAAGCGTTGGAACTTCTGCCCGAGGGTTGCAAGTGCTATATGTTTCTCAAACTCACATTCTTGGAGGGGAAACGACGTTACATAGAGCTGTTTAGGGACACCCCCCCCGCAGCGTTTACGTCTTTTCCGAGCGCGTTCTATGTGCCAAAAACGCAGAGTTTGACCGTATGCGGGAGGGCGGCGGCTCCGCTGTCGCGTATGCGTGGTTTGTGTGGCAAAAGGGCTATGCGGGGACAACAGAGGTGCGGTGGATATAGGAGGACGGCATGAAAGTAATCATTTACAGGGACAAAGAGACAAAGAAGATCGTGAGAGACGCAGGCGATGACTATGAGCTGCTCAAAGCGCGCGGAAAGACCGATGAGGACATTGCCGCGCTTGTGGAGGAGTTCAACGGTCGTGAAAACTGCCCTCAAACCGTTGAAATCGTGGAGCTTGACGAGGTTGCGGAGTTTTACAGGACGAAGAGACTGAACGCATACAGGGAGCAGCTCAACGATTTTGCGTTTATGGAGGACAGGCTCGACGAATTGTCGAGAATGATAGAGAACTACATCGACGAGGCAAAGAAATCCTATAAGGAGGAAGAATGAAGCTTATCGACAGGGAAATGAAAGCGGTCGAATCTATTACGGCGAAAAGTAATCATTCGCTAAAATGTCAGGCGAGTTTTAATTCTGACGGTGTTTTAACACTTCGGAATTACAACATGGAGGACAAAAACAGCGACGAGATTATTATTCTTTCCCGCGAGGAAACAGAGGCAATCGTTGAACTTTTTAGAGCCATTAAGCAGCTCGGCGTGCCTAATATTCCGTTTTGAGGAGGGCAAATGCCGATAAAGCCTGAAAATCGCGGGCGTTATCCAGCGAATTGGAAAGAGATAAGAGCCGCGATTTTGGAACGCGCAGACAATAAATGCGAGTTTTGCGGCATTGAGAACTACGCCGTCAGGGACGGCAGCCGCGTCGTTTTAACGATTGCGCACCTCGACCATACGCCCGAGCACAACAACCCCGACAACCTGCGGGCATTATGTCAGAGGTGCCATAACAGATACGACGCAAAGCATAGAGCAGAAACGAGGAGGAGTAAACATGATTAAAACATTTATTTTCGTGGAGGACGGCAGCGTCGATCTCGATGAACTGAAAAGCAGCGTCGGCGATGACGTGCTCGTGATCTCTTATAGGCAGGGGGCTACGCCGCCCGCAATTCAGCAGCCGAAAGAGCCTGTTTCGCAAAATAGTTGCATGGAGCAACTGAAAGCAGAGAATTTTTCTTTGCGCGAGCAACTTATTGCGATTACGGAGTTTGCTCTCGAAATGTGCGACGAGGACGACTGCGCGGGAGACGAAAGCGTCGGGCTGCCGTCGTGTGAGATGTGGAAAGATTATGAAGATGAAAGAGGTTGCATTTACTGCGAGTGCTCTCTTAAACGGTTTCTAACAAAACTAAAAGGAGAGGACAATGGATAAACAGCAAGAGATTGAGAAAATGGCTTTTTCTATTTGTCCCATGCCGCAGGCAGGTGAATATATCACAGATTGTAGCAAGTGCGGGTATAACGGTGATTGCCCGCGACAAAAGTACGCTAAAAAGTTCATGGAAAAAGGCTACGGCAACGTGCGCGCGGCGGTCGAGGACGTTGCAGAACGTATCAAGACGGGTATTTTTTGCGAGCTTGCCGATGATTTGACGTTCAAAATGGCAGGCAGGATAGAAAAAATTATCAAGGAGGTGCTCAATGAACACGAGCTATAAGTGTAACTGCTGCGCAAAGGAAAGCGTCTGCAAGTATTCGGTGGAATACAAGCACGATTGCGAGCAGATTCAAAAGAACATCGTCGGCAAGACAACAGAGGTGCGGATCGTCTGCTCGGAGTTCGCTCCCGTCGCGCCGACCGTCAGGGAGGTGGCGCGATGACGCAGGCAAAGTACATAGAGACGTTCGCAGGATATGACTACTTCCGCGATGAGCGCGGCAACATCTATGCCAAAATCGGGGACGAGATCATGTTTTGCAGCAATCACAAGCGCGGTCAGTTGACGGAGGACAAGGCAGAGCCGTCCTATCCCGTCCACGACGTCGAAATCAGTTATTAAAAAGCCGAAAGGCAAAGGAGATATTATCATGAAAGAACTCAACAACAAACCCGAAGTCGCCGATGTCAGCGACGAAAAAGACACCTGCTGCTGCGAGAATAGCGATACGCCTTTCATTCGCATTGTGGAACAAAAACGTGCCCTTGACGAGGAAATCGTCAAGCTCAACGCCCTTCTCGAAGATGAGGAAAGAGCTGCCAAAATCTCGGGCTATTGGCAGTTGGGACAAATGCGCGAGCAGCTCGATGTCATGCTGCGATATTCGGGCATTCTGAACACGAGAATTTTGACATGGAGGCATATCTAATATGGGCGACAAGGAATTTCAGGCTCTCGTTAAAAAGGTTGTCTGCGAGTACGCGAACGCGCACCTCGACGTGTCGGACGTCATTCAGATCAGCGAGGACAATGTGTTCATCGTGTGGCAAGTCAAGGTTTTGCAAAACAACAAAGCTCTTGCAAGCACAACGCTCAAAGACGGTATGTACTATGAGCTTACATACGACGGCGACAAAAAGCGGTGCTATGTGGACGCCTACAAGAAGTGGGAAAACTTCTGCGTGAACGGAGCGGGGGAGAGGCAATGAAAGTAAAAATTTCAATTACTCTTGTTGACGAGCATTGCAAGAACTTGCTTAACGAGTTTGGGTTGGAGACCGCAGAGGAGCTCAAAGTCGCGCTGAAAATGTGCTTTGGCGAGGCTTTCAAAGACCTCGCGGACGGAGGCGGTGAGCTTAAAGTCGAGGTGGAAGAATGAGCGATGAGGTCAAGACCTGCAAGGACTGCAAATACTATATCGCCGACGGCTCCTCCCGCCGCGGTCAATGCGAGCTGAAAAGGAGCCGCATTGATAAGTGGGGGCAGGAGGTGCCTATCAGACGCATGGCGTCAGGCAAGGCGTGTAAAAAGGCGGAGCCCAAAGCGAATCTATATCTTTTGCAGTCGGTGCGGAATGCGAGAGGGCTGAAAAAGCTGCTCTGCGAGTTTGAGACCTACAAGCAGGAATACCGCCTCGCAGCGGCGGCAAACAAGCAGCTTGCGGACGCGCTCGACAAGGCACGCGAGGAGAACAAATTGCTCCGTTTGCAAATTTTCGCGTTCGTTCGTAACGCCGCTGTTCTGCCTGTCGGCAGGGACTTGCATAAGAGCGAGCAGGAAATCACCGACAAGACGTTCGAGATCATAGAGGCGGCAAAGGCTATGCTTGACGTGGAGGCGGTCAAAGCAGCTATGAATTTGGCTACCGACAAGGGAAACAGATTCGACAACGCCGATTGAATTATCGGCATAGGGGAGGAAACAGGCTTATGCCAAAACCGAAAATGTATTTTCAATTCGAGTTGCCGTCATCGGTCGTCGAGATCGTAAAGACGATATGCGCCGACTACGCCCGCCGCGAACGGGCGATAAAGTACGGCAATGTTACGGGCGCGGTTTTGGCGCGATATGTGGAGCTCAACGCAATCATAGACGCCGCATTGGAGGACATAGAGATCGGCGTCAGGGAGGATATGCTGCGGGACATTCAGAACAGGAGAGGCTATGATTTTTCGCCCGCGTCCTACTGCATATCAAAGAATACATACTACAAGCGAAAAAAGAAACTTATCTACGACATCGCAAAAAACCTCGCGCTCGTATAGCTTATATATAGACTCTGTATATAATACTCTGTCTATATGAGTGTAAATAATTATATACAAGTATATAGGCTATCGAGCCGAGGCAAGCCAAAAGAAAAATAAATTGCGACTAAAAGCGCAAAAGTTTGTGGTAATATAGTAAGTAGATAATGTGCCGAATACCCTTTGAGGTTAGAGCCCTTTTATTCCGAAACGGAGTAACAGGGCTCATTTTGTTTTTTATCGGAGGATAGACAGAATGAGTCAGACAAAAAAGCCCGCAGGGACGAAAAAGAGAAATGCCAAAGGTCAATTCGTCAAGGGCAATAAAATCGGAGAGGAAACACGCTTTCAGAAAGAGAACGAGGCGGCTTGCAAGTACAAAGAGGAATACTGCGACAAGCTCATGGAGTTCTTCAATCAGCCCGACGTCGATATTCAGTACAAAGAGGTCTTTGACAAGCAGGGCAACGTCGTTGCGAGGACGCCGATCATGCTGCCTGCGGCTTATCCGACATTCGAGCTGTTTGCGGCGAGCATAGGCGTAACGACGGGGACGCTGAAAAATTGGTGTGAACAGCACCCCCGATTTAAGGACTGCTATGCACGCGCGAAAGAAATACAGCTCGGCAAACTCACGTCAAACGCTCTGCGCGGGCTGTATAACCCGATTTATGCAAAGTTCGAGGCGGTGAACAATCACAATCAGAAAGACAAGCAGGAGGTCGAGACGAACGTCTCGGGCGTCGGCTTGGACGATAAGACGCGCGCACTCATAGAGCGGGTGGAAAGGCGGCTCCATGACGGGGAAAAGAAAGAGTAAAGCCGCCGCCGTCAATTACAACGACTACATACGGGACATCATGCGCGCAGAGTTTGAGTATTGCCGTAACGACGTCGTTTATTGGGCGAATAATTACTGCGTCATCGAGGACAAGGACTCTCCCGAGATCATCATTCCTTTCAAGGGGTGGGAGGCGCAGAATCAGACGCTCCGCGACTTCGATACGCACCGCCTCAACCTGATACTCAAAGCCCGACAAATGGGCATAACGTGGATCGCTCTTTACTACTGCACGCATGACCTTGTGTTCAACCTCGGTCATACGGTCGTTGCCCTTTCAAAGACGGAGGACGACGCAAAAGAGCTTGTACGCCGCATGAGCGTCATTCTCGATAATCAGCCCGAGATTTTACGGGCGGGCGGCTTGGTGTGGCGCGCGACGGCTACATCGGTGCTCATAACAGATACGAGCGGCAAGCTCGTTTCTACGTTCAAGGCGTTTCCCTCGTCGCCGTCGGCAGGTCGTTCCTTTACGGGTAACATTCTGTTACTCGATGAGTGGGCGTTTCAGGAGTATGCGGAGGAGATTTGGACTTCCGCCTACCCGACAATCAACCGACCGACGGGCGGTAAAGTCATTGGCTTATCCACAATCAAAAAAGGCACGCTCTTTGAAAGCCTGTGGATAGAGGACAACGACTTTCACAAGATATTCCTCTCTGTGTTTTCTGATCCTCGCAGAACGCAGGAGTGGTACGAAAGGACAGCCAAAGATTTGGGCGTCATGGTTAAGCAGGAGTACCCGCGCACGGCGGAGGAGGCTCTCTCCAACCTCGGAGGCAGCTACTTTCCCGAGTTCGATTACAGCAAGCACACCTGCGAGCCGTTCCGAATCCCCGAAGATTGGACGATTTACAACACGTTGGACTACGGGCTCGATATGTTCGCGCATTACAAGGTGGCAATCAGCAACGACAATATCGCCTATGTATTCCATGAGATTTACCAAAGCGGGCTTATCATCTCGGACGCAGCGGCAAAGGTCAAGGTTGCAGAGCTGCGGGAGAATGAGGACGGGAGCGTGGAGACTTGGTATAAGCCGAAACTGCGGCTCGCGCCTCCTGACCTGTGGAATCGCTCGCAGGAGACGGGCAAAAGCAGGGCTCTGCTGTTCTACGAGAACGGGCTCGAACTTGTGAAGTCGAACAACGACCGCCACGCAGGCTGGCTCGCTATCAAGGAACTGCTCAAAGAGCGCGTCGCTCCGAACGGAGAGACCTACACGCGGTTAAAGATATTCCGCACCTGCGCAAACCTCATACGCACGCTGCCGCAGCTCCTCATCGACGAAAAGGATCCCGAGGACGCGGCAAAAGAGCCGCACGAACTCACGCACGCGCCCGACGCCTTGCGATACTTTGCAATTTATTGGACGCAGCCGCCGCAGCCGAAAGCTCCGAAAAAGGTCAAGTACCGCCCTGACATCTTGGAGGACTACCTGAACGCGAGCGAGGAGGAGCGGCAGATTATCATTAAACGGTATGGAGTGCCATTGCTATGAAAATTGATCTGAACGGAAACACGAAATTGTCCTTTTTCAAGGACTTGTACGAGGACGCGCGCGCAAATTCTGACGTGCTTTACGAAAAGCTCAAACAGCACCTCGAACAGTACAAAGGCAGCCCGAAAATCGACGGCTCCGATGTGGACGCTTCGCAGGTGCGCAACGTAACCTACGAGCTTGTGGAAAGTCAGGTAACAAGCTATCTGCCGAATCCGTCCGTATCGCCGAAAATGTGGAGCGAGCAGAACGAGCGGAACGCAAAGAGTGTTGAAACCTTGCTCCGAAACAAGCGCAACGAGCTGCCGTTTGAAAAGCTCAACGACATGGACGAGCGTTTCAACCCGATTTACGGCGGCTCCGTGTGGCTCATCGAGTGGGACAATTCGATTACCACGCATAACACGGTCGGAGACGTGCGCGTGAGCTGCCTTTCGCCGCAGAGGTTTACGGGGCAGCCGAGCGTTTATGATGTCAAGGACATGGAATACTGCTTCATTCAGTTCGAGACGACGAAAGAGGAGATCGTGCGCAAGTACGGCGTTACGTTTGACGTCGCAGACGAGGCGGAGAACGACGATAACGCGGACGATAAGACCGCAACGCTGTATATCTGCTATTACAAGAACGATCAAGACAAGGTTTGTCAGTATATTTGGTCGGGCGACACGGAGCTTTCGGACATCGAGGACTACTTTGCCCGTAAGCGGTACATTTGCAAGAAGTGCGGGAAGCGCAAAGAGCTCTGCACCTGCGAAAAGCCCGATTACGAGCTGCAAGACGAGGACTATGAGGAGGTCGTGCGCGATATTCAGCGTTCGGACGGCTCCGTCATTCCTGCGGAATGCGAGGTCATCAAGGACGGGCAGGTCGTCATGGAAACCGTCAAACAACAGGCGGTGGACGAGACAGGGCAGCCGATTTTCGATGATTCGAGCGGTATGCTCCTGCCTTTGCTTGTGGACGTGCAGGTGCCGAAAATGCAGCCGACAAAGCTGCCTTTCTATACGCCGAATATCCTGCCTATCGTCATTCGCAAGAATACCTCGGAGGAGGACAGTCTGCTCGGGCAATCGGACTGTGAGTTCATTCGCCCGCAGCAGCAGGCTATCAACAAGATTGAGAGCCGTATCAACGAGAAGCTGCTCGGCGCGGGCGTTTATCCTATTGCGCCCGAGGACGCGACTATTGAGTACGACAACTCCATTTTCAAAAAGGTTTTCCGCGCAAATCAGAGCAATTTCAAACTGTTCGGGAAGCTCGATTTGCAGGTCGATATTTCCCGCGACATCGCGCAGGCTGAACGGCTCTACGATCAGGCAAAGCGTATTCTCGGCATTACGGACAGCTTTCAGGGACAGTACGATTCAAGCGCGCAGAGCGGAAAGGCAAAGCAGATTCAGGTGCAGCAGGCGGCGGGACGCCTTGACAGTAAGCGGCAGATGAAGAACGCCGCGTATGCCGAGATAGATCAGATTATCTTTCAGTATTTCCTTGCGTATGCCGACGAGCCGCGTCCTGCAACGTATAAGGACGCGCAGGGGCGTATGCAAAACCGCGTTTTCAATCGCTATGACTTCATCGAACGAGACGAGGCGGGCGAGTGGTACTACAACGACGAGTATCTGTTTTCCGCAGACGCCTCAATCGACGTTGATAAGCAGCGCGAGCTCTTATGGGAGGAGAACAGAAAGAACTTTCAGCAGGGCGCATACGGCAACCCGCAGCTCCCGCAGACGCTGCTCATCTTTTGGCAGAACATGGAGCAGGCACATTACCCGTGGGCGCATGAAAATGTGGAGCGTATCAGAGACGAGATCGCACGACAGCAAGAGCTTCTGCTCGCACAACAGCAGGCGGCGGCTGCACAGCAAGACCTCGACAAGGAAAAGCAGAACAGGACGGCTTACGAGTCGTACCTCATGGCTCAAATAAATAACGGAGGACAGGCAAATGGCGGTCAATAATAAATACATAACCAAATCATTGTACGGCGGCGGTTCGTCATCGGGAACGAAAAAGAAAAGTACGGTCAACACATCGTACAGCGACAATCTGCTCGGAAACGGTGTTTCAAACCCGCGGGTTTCCTTGCCGAAGAACTTGTCGTATAGGGATAATCTTGTGAATTTACAGCCCGTGGGAGGAGCGGGAGCAGGTACGGGCGGAGTAACAAGCGAGGGTGTTGTTCTCGGCAACCCGAACGTGGAGCGCATGCCGCAGATTAAGGAAAAAACCGACACGTCATATTCCGCAAATCTTCTGAATTCCGCCGCCCAACAGCCTACTGCGCCGATAACTTACGGACAGCAGCTTGCCGCCGCCGCTTCACCGCAGCAGACACCGACGGAAAGCTCTCCTGATACATCAGGCGGGACAGGCGCAACGGGCTCCACGGGCTCAACAGGAGGCTCTACGGCGGGCAGCGGAGAGGTCGATACATACGAGGAGTTCTTGCTCAAACAAGAGGGTTTTTACAAAGAGCAGCTCGACAAGCTCAATGCTCAAATCGAGCAGAACAAGCAGAACGCCTTGCAGCAGGCAGAGTCGGAACGCGAGCGCGCTGTCATCGACGCACGGTCAAGCTACGAGCAGAACAAAGCCACTTACGGCGCAAATGCAGAGCAGCTCGCCGCTATGGGGCTTTCGGGCAGCGGGTACAGCGATTATCTCAATCAGCAGGCGTATGCCACGCAGAGAGCGGAGACGCAGAACGCAAACGCGCAGGCAGAGGCTACAAAGCTCGCGGCGGAACAGCAGGCGAACTCCGACAAGCTCAACGCAGAACTCTCTTACGCCGAGAATATGCAGGGGAACGCCGAAAAGCTCGCGCAGTATCAGCAGCAAAAAGCAGAGGAGGCAAAAGCCGAGGAAGAACAGAAAAAGCAGTATTACGCCGCCTTACTTACCTCGGCAAATACGGGCGAGTACACCTCCGAGCAAATTGCCTCTCTTGGTGCGCAGTATGGTCTCGACGAGGTGCAGATTTCACAGTTGCAGGCGGCGGCAGACAAGTACAAGTCGGATCAGCAGTCGCTGTCCTATGCGGAGGCTTTGCAGATGATTTCCGATTACGGCGCAGACCTCGATGTTTCGTATTTGGAGACGTTACTCAATACAGGCTCCATTTCGCAGGAACAGTACAATCAGCTCATGGCGCATTACAGCAAAGAACTTGTCGAAAGCGGAGATGTGGCGACCGAAGATACGGACAAAATCGACGACCTGCACCAAAGCGGACAGATCAGCGAAGAGGATTACAACAAACAAAAAGAGCAATGGAACTCGCAAATCGACACGTCCGACGCATTTTTCAATTCGGGCAGTATGTCTGCAACCGAAGCGAAAAAACAGCTTGATGAGATTCTCAACAGTGAGTGGACGAGCGAGAAGAACAAAAAGGCGTTGCAGAAAACTTATGACAGCCTTTACAAGATTGTTCAGAACGACGTCAAATTCAATAACGACGGCGGTTGGTGGATATTCGGCTCAACGGATATGGGCGATGTCGGCAACAACTTCTCTCTCATTGATGACAGCGGGTTTAAGTACCGTATTGAGTCGGGCGGCGAAGTTACGGACGCGGCGATCAAAAGCCTTGCAAGCAGCGTATCAAACGGCTCTGTGTTTGGAGCGCGCGGACAGATTTACTACAAGAAAGACGGCAAGGTTTATCTCATTCAAAAGCGCGAAAGCTCTTACGGAGACCACTACACGAAGCTCTATAACAAGTTCTTTGGGTAATAAACAACGAGGTGCATTACATGGCAGAAACAACGAAAAGACTCTCTACATCTCTTGCGGAGCTCTATTCGCAGCGTGCGGCTGAAAAGCGGTATGAACGCGAGCAGGAGGAGCAGCAAAGGGAGTATGAGCGGGCAATGGCAGAACAAGCCGCTGCACAGGCAGCGGCGCAGGTTGCCGCACAGCGTGAGCAGAATCAGGGTGGCTTTCTCGGTGGTATCGGATATTCGCTCGAAAAGATAGGTTTAGGCTTTTTGAGCGGTATCGAGGGCATTTGGGACTATGCCGCAGGCGGGCTTGCAAAGCTGTTTGGTGCCGATGATTGGGCGGAACAGCAGATAGCCAACGATTGGGTAAATTATAATCATGCGGACGAATGGTTTAACCCCTCGGAGGGGTGGCAGTTCGTCGGAGATGTTGCGGGCGGTATCGGTACGAGCTTGCCTGCAATCGCAGGTGTCGCCGCAGGCGCGGCTATTGCATATTTTTCAGGCGGAACACTTACGCCCGTTGCCGCTTCTTTGATTGCAGGTAGCATTGCAGGCTTGGGCGCGGCAGGGCGTGCGACGAAAGAAGCATACGACCAAACGGGCGAGCTCGGGGGCAAAGAATTTGGCTACGGTGCGCTTGTCGGCGTTACCGAGGGAGCCATTGAGGGCGTTTCGTCTGCCATTGGCGCAGGTACGGGTGCAGTCGTTAAAAGCATTTCAAAGTCTTTTGGCAAGGAAGTTGCGAAGTCTGCTACGCGCAACACCTTACTCAAAGGCGTTGTAAAAGGTTTTGCGGGCGAGGCTTTTGAGGAGGGCGTTCAGGCAATTCTCGATCCCGTATATAAGCGTATGACCTATGATCCGAACGCGAAAAACGCAACTTTTCAGGAGGTTGCGTATGCGGCTCTTGTCGGCGGTTTGAGCGGTGCTATTATGGGCGGCGGAGACGTCGCCGTTAGGAATATCCGCGGGACGACGCGGGGAAACACGCTTGTCAACGAGGGCAAGGCGGGCGACGTCATCACCACGGCAGAGCAGATTTCGTCTTATCAGACGGAAAATCAGACCGATTACGAGACGTTTCAGGTCGTGCAGAACACGCTTGATGAGCTGAAAACGAGCCTGCAAAAGACGGGCGGCGAAGTGCGCACGGTACGGCAGAAAATGCTGCTCGGCGTGCTTGAACAGGCGAATACCTCCGCCGCCTTTGAGCCGATTGTTACGGCGAGTGCAGAGAATATCTACAACAACGCCGAAACGGTCGCGGCGCGCCTCAATGAGCTCGGGTATCAGGATCAGAACGGCAAGCCGATTCAGGTTACGGCGGAACAGATCAGAGAGGGGATCGACACGACGGACGCAAAGTCGTTCAGAAAAACGATGTCAAGAGCCCTCAAAACGAACTCCGTACTGCGGACGCTTGCGGTTGCCGATACGGTCGGTCAGATTTCAATGGACACGGCGCGTTTCAGGGACGCAACGCTTGCAGGGCAGCAACTTTCCACGCAGGCAGACCTCAACAGGTTTGTGGAGCAGGCAACGGACGCGGAACGTCAGGCGGTTGCCGACAGGCTCGGCATTGATAATTGGGAGACGCTCACAAATGAGCAGTTCCACGATAAGATTACCGAGTTTGTGGCGAACGGTGGCGTGCAGGAATATCAGCAAGAGCGCAGCCATGTAAAAGAGGCGCAGGCAATCGCTCCCGAGAGCGCAAGAAAGCACCTGCCTCGCATGGTAAATCTGCGCAACGACGGCACCTATCGCTATACGCAGGGCAGCACGGACATCGCCATTACAAAGCGCGGGGACAGCTACTATGTGTATGACTACGAGAGCGGGCTCATGTCAAAGGCTCTTACGCGCTCGGAAACAAACCGCGTGCTGCGCGAGATACACACGAACGAGCAGAACTATCAGAAAGGCGTCAGACAGCACACGGAGGCGCAGAACAGGCTCCGTGAGCAGGCGGCGGAGATTGATACATACGCCCGAGAGAATATCTCCGAATACAAGAATTTGAGCGCGGCAGGGCAGGCTGCAATCAGGGCGACTATTCGTCAGGGCAGAGCTGCGGGCGTGCAGGAGGACTTTGTGCTTTCTTGCGCCCGTGTTTCCGCGCGCTCTGGACTTCGCGTTGTGTTCAGCAAAGAAGCGTCTTTCGTGGCGGCAAACGGCTCTTATGCGGACGGCGCAATCGACCTGAAAAACAATCGTATCATCATCAACCCCGAGGCAAAGAGCAGGTCAGGCGAGAGCATTCTCATTCACGAGCTTACGCACGCAATTTACAACGATACAGACGGCTCTCTGACCGTTGCCGAGGGCTTGGAGACCATGACCGACGCCGAAAAGGAGAAAATTCGCAAACGGTATGCTGCGGTCGGGCAGGGCAGCGCATTGCAGGTCAGCGATGAGATCAATGCGCATTTCGCTGAACAGACGCTCTCGAACAAGAATATCCTTGAACGCCTTGTGCGGAAAAAGCAGACGCTCAAAGAAAAGATACTCGGCTTTTTCAAAAAGGCTCGCACGGACTATCAGAACGACGAAAAGCTCACAGGGGCGGCGGCTCGGCTTTATCGGCAGTACAAAAAGCTGTTCGAGGAGTTTTCCGCGCGCAATCAGCGGTATTTGGGCGTAGAGAACGCCTCCGAACAGGCGGGGACTACTCAAATGCAGCAAGCTCTGCCTGAAAGCCTCGAAACGCTTGAAACATTTACCGCAGATGAGATTGCGAGTATTGAAAAAACAAGTTTTTATAAAGTGGCGCGCTCTTACGCAGAAGTCAGAGACTTTATTGCAAACGCTGCGCGGGTGGAGGGTGAGCAAAGGCTCTTTTTAGGCAAAATCAACGCTGAAACCGCCGCAAAAATCAAAGAGGCAACGGGTATAAGCGCAGAGGGTAAAAGCATTGCGTTGAGCAGCAGCGATATTAGGCATATTCTCAACGGACATGGAAACGCTGCTACGGAAAGCCCTATGGGACAGGTTGCCGTTACGCAGGAGAATTTCGAGGACATCATCGAGACAATTATTTCTCCTGACACAATTACTCGCAGCGACGAGGGCAATCAAGTCGGGATCATGTTCACCAAGGAGATTGACGGGAGAGTTACTGCAATTACCATTGTTTCGGAAAAGAAAAAAGCACTCACATTAAAGAGTGCTTGGATAACAAAAAAGAAGCAGTCTACTTCTCCGACGCCCGATGTGCAAGCCCCGAGCCTTACGTCCGAAACGGGACGGAGGATAAAAACTACTTCTACAAGTAGTATATCGCAAAACGCGGAAAATGTCAACTCTGAATCGCAAAAAGGCAAAAAATTCGCCTTGCCCGACACGGACAGCGACGGCGGAAAGCTCAATGCGGAGCAGAGGGAATTTTTCGGCAAGTCTGCAATCGTGGACGCGGACGGCAAGCTGCTCAAAATGTATCACGGAACGGCTGCGGACTTTACCGTTTTTGACCTTGCGGAAAGCGGCGCAAGCAACGATCATACGTCGCATATAGGTTTTTGGTTCACTCCCCGCAAAGCGGTAGCGGAGAATTTTGCAGAGTTCAATGCTAACGAGTATCGGGGTAAAAGGGCGCGCGTTCAAGAAGTCTATCTCAATATCGAAAACCCGAAAATTTACGCTCCCGCGGACAACTCTGCGAGAATGGAGGAGCTGCGGACAGAGAATATCGGTTTGCGTGAGCAGCTTGCAGAAGAATATGCGGAGCTCAAAGAAACGGTTGGTCGGCTGAATTATATGTTGTACTTTACGGAGGATAATATATTCAGTCGCCGAGGAGAAAACGACATTGGCTATCGCGTTGACGAAGATTATTATGTTCAGTACATGAAAATGAGCCCTGAACAGGCAAAAAAGGCAAAATCTCTTGTTGACGCGATAAAGAAAAACAACAAACAAATTAAAGCGAACGAGACGGAATATTATCGACTGCAAGACGGCGATTCCTTTTTGCAGATGAGCGATGATCTTGATGAGTTCATGGAGTGGATAACAGGTACCCACGCGCACGAACGCGGCTTTGGTCGTGAGCATTATGCGGCGACAAACGCGCGCGAGGCGGCTGAAAAATTCCGAAGCAAGCTCATCAAGGAGGGATATGACGGCATTTGGATCAAAGATACTCGCGTCGATGACAGCGGGGATCAGGTTGTTGCTTTCTATCCCGAGCAAATTAAACTTGTAACGAATAAGCGACCGACGAAAGATGTTGACATACGCTACGCTCTTGCGCTTGACGGCGAAACTGTATCGGGAGCCGTCGAGGAAACAAACGACCTTGTGGCGTTGCATAACCTTACCGAGGAAAATCTGCTGAAAGTATTAGACCTCGGCGGGTTTCCTATGCCCTCGATTGCGGTTACAAAAGCAGATATTCCTTTTACCGATTTTGGAGATATTACTGTTGTATTCGGAAAAGAGACGATAGATCCAGCGAAGCCTGAAAATGCTGTCTATTCTCGGGACGCTTGGACTCCGACTGTTCCGCAGGCTGAGTATGAAATCAACGAGACAAAGGCAAGAGAAATCATTGATAGGCTGTTGCCCTATGTGAATGAGTTTGGGGATATTGGAGGCATTCGTAAACGTCTGACGGTCGATGAGCTGCAAGAATTGGCAAACAATCGTGACGGAAATATTGTCGATGAGTTTGCGGGCAGCATTGAAACAAAATATGCTTATTTGCGGGAAATCGGCGCAATAAATAAAGATGATACCGACATGGTACCCGCTTATTCCGAAAGGTTGCGAGGCAAAATAAATTCGGAAATTTCCGCACGCAACAAAGAGTATAAGGCGTGGATCGACGAGCTTTTTAACGGCATAATTGCAAAGAAAGGTATCAGAACTCGGACGGATAGGTTTACGTCCTCGGGAGCAAGTCGTTCATTCGATGAAACCCATATTGATTATACATTGGAAAATATAGTCAAATTTATGCGGAGTTCACCTACTCAAAGTGCCGAAACGACGTATGCAAGCACCCATACTTTGGCAGCCGCTCTTGCAAAGAATTTTTCTTCTATTGAGGACATTAAAAGCGCGAAGGCAATGTTGTCTGCAAAAGCTGAAAGTGAAATTGCCGAGGCGAGAAACAGGTATGAAAGCTCTATAAGCGAGATTATCGACTCTATGGCAGGCAGGAATATTGAGTTGCAGGAGGGAGCAGAGGAAGTTCTACTTGAATTGGCTCGCTCACATCGTACAACACCCACCTCCATACTCGGATATTTGGAAAAAGAATATAGGGACTTTTATAATTTCAATGCTGGTACGGCTCAAAAAATCAGTACACTGTTTAATGCGCTTGCGGCAATGAAAACTGATATGTTTGAGGCAAAACCGAGGAGGGCTGTCGGACTTAATGAGATTAAGCGCGTCCTTATTCCGTCACGCCACCCGAATCAGCGGCTGTTGGAAGCCCTTACAGAAAAGAATATTCCCTATACATTGTACGAGAGAAGCATTGACAAGGGAATAGATGAGAGGGCGGACATTTTGCAACGGCTTGACGGAGTGCGCTTTGCGCTGCCTAAAACAGATAGCGCAGGGGAAAGCCTTTCGCAAGGGCAGCGAGAGTATTTCAAAGACAGCAAGGTTGTTGATGACAACGGAAAGCTGCGCATTACCTATCATGGCTCTCCAAACAGGTTTTTCACCTTTGACAGAGGACGTATAGGGAAAGGTAACGATCAGTTTGGGGCAGGCTTTTACTTTGCCACGAGCGAGGAAGCCTCGCGGAGTTACGGGGACAATGTTCACAAGACGTATCTCAACATCACAAAACCTATCGTCATCAACAGGACGGCGGACGGCGGCGATCTCTTCGACGTAAAAATTACGCAAAAGCAGGCGTATGAGATACTCAAACGGCACCCGCTTATTTACGATCCCGAAAGTTCTCCTCTCGGCGATATGTTCGAGGAATATTGGGAAGTCGGGGCAAAGGACTACATGATACGCGAAGCCGCGAAGAATTTTAATTCGATAGGCTTGCTTGACAGCGATTTCCTTGCTTACAGAGATTATCCGAACGAGCTGCACGAGGCTATCCGCGACGTGTTGGGCTACGACGGCGTGGAGGTACGATTTGACAATACGGGCGACAGATTCTATGTCGCATGGTTTGAAAATCAGATTAAACTCACGACGAACAAGCAGCCCACAAGGGACGCCGATATTCGTTTCGCTCTCTCTGACAGCGTGGTAAACGTCGATAGTGCAAGCGAAACGGCGGCGTGGACGTCTGAGCGCGTAACAGACCTTATCGACCGCTACGGGGCAACAAACCCGCGCTATACGCAGGCTTACGCGACGTGGATCAACCCTGCTGACTTCGTAAAAGCAACGACGGTAAATCAGACGCGCCGCAATCAGATTTACGACGAGGCGGGCAATCTCGATATTGACGCGCTCTCGCGTGAAACGCAGACGCCGTATCTCACCGTGGACTATGAGACAATGCGTATTGTCGGGCACGAGGGCAGACACCGTATGGCTGCGCTTGCGAAAGCAGGCGTAAAGCGTGTTGCGGTAGCGATTCGCTTTACAGAGAGCTCTTTGAGCAGGTATGACGCGCGTATTATGGAGGGCGAGCACAAATTCAAAGGGCAGAGGTTTTCTAATTGGGACACGGCGACGCAGAGGGTTATATCGCGCACGAGCCACAACTCCGCCTCTGTCGGAATGCTTGTGCCTATCAATGCGGCGTATTCGGCGCAGCTATCCGAGTTCACGGGCGAACGCGGGCTGCGTTTCGCTCTTGACAGTTCCGAGGACAGCAATGCGCAGACGCGCGGCAATTATTCCGTCGGGCAAAGAGCGCGCTTTGCCGCAAACAATACGGGTATGCGCGTATATACCAAAGCAGAGGCGGCGGAGGTCATCAATTCTATCATTGAGGAGCGGCTCGTATTCGAGGACATCGGAATGTACGGCGAGCTGCGAGGAAAGGATCGGCAGGCGGTCATTGACTACCTGTTCCAAAAGCTCAACACGGTAAAGGAGGGCTATCGCGGCGGCGTTGCGCTGCGTATCGCCGATTACATGATTGAGCATACCGTCCTTACGGATATGTATGCGGAGAGCAACGGGGAAGTTTCCGAGGCAATGCGCAAGCTGTCTGTTCTGCGTCGGTATATGCACAGAATCGACCTGCGGCATATTCAGGACGAGATACAGTACAGGTTTGACAAGAAAAACAGTATTAACCTCGTGTGGGGTGCGAAAGAGGGCGGCATTTCTCCCGATACCCTCCCGCAGCTTTTGGCTGAGGAGGGAATTTTCCTTGACGCGATCAACGAGGCTGACTGTTTCCTGCAAATGGTCGATATGTACGAGGACGCACGGGCGGCGGTCAACAACGCAACCGAACAGGTCATGCTCTCGACATACGGCGACGCTCGGACTATCAAAAACCTGCGGCAGCAGATTGCCCGCGACGTTCTGAACGCTTACGAGCAAAAAGGCAGAAAATCGAAGTACGCAAAGCTCGTCGAGAAGTATACGAAACAGATCGCCGAGCTCAAACAGCGGCTGCGTGAGGCGAACGCCAACAACAGGCTCATCAATAGCATTGTGGATCAGGCGCAGAAAATGCGCGACCTCAAACTTGGCACGTTCCAAAATGCAACGCAGTACGATACCGAGATTTTCAAGAGCTCGATTGAAAAGCTCGGAAAAATCAAGTTCAGGGGTAACTTCAATATCGCGGGGACGCGCAAAATCATGGCTGACCTGCGGACGTGGTACGCAAAGGATAACCCGCTGATTGCCGATACTTATGAGCAGGGCATAGCTGATATGCTTGACGAGGTGGCGAACGGTAAAACAAATAACTACACGAAACGCGAATTGCAATCTATTCGCAATATCATGGCGTACTTTACGAACTATGTCGAGCACTTCAACAAAGTATATCGGCAGGGCAGGTGGGTTGACGCTGTACCCGAAGCAACGCGGTATATCGACATTTTGCACAGGAACGAGGAGCTAAAATCGAGTTGGTTTATGCGCAAGGTCGGTACTTCGTACTTACAGACGTTCGGCGATCCGATGTCGGTTATGCGCCGCATGGATAGGTACGAGAGCGGTTTCTATACCGAGATTTTCACCGAGCTGCGCGATTCCAAAATTGACGCCGAAATTGCCAAAATGCAGCTCATGGAGGAATACGAGGCGTTCCTGAAAAAGAACAAGAAGTATCTCGCGCAGGCTACCAAAGAAACAGTACAATACCGTGGCGTGGAAATTCCGAGAATGCAGCTCATCAGCCTGTATATGACGCTTAAACGTCAGCACGCGCAGGCGGGGCTCGCGGAAAACGGCTTCGGCTTTTGGAACGCACAAGATCAGCGCGTGCGCGTGGACGGCTTTGCAAAGGGCATTACGGAGGAAAGCGAACTCCGCGCCGCTGCCGTGGACGAACAGGAAAGAATCGCAGAGCTTTTGACGGAAACGGACAAAGAGTACATAGCGATTTTGGAGAAAGGGTATCAGGAGGCGGGACGGCTCAAAGCGGAACGCGATATACAGCGTCTTGGCTTCACCAATGCCACGGAGGACTATTACTACCCGATCAGGCGCGGGAATATCGCAAAGAACGTCGATAGCGCAGAAATGCAGGCAGAGCTCGACAGAATCAGCAACGCCTCGTTTAACAAGGACACGGTGCGCGGGGCAAAGCAGGAGCTCTTTATAGAATCTGCCGACGTGGTATTTAACCGCCATGTGCGTGGTGTCGTACAGTATGCGTATATCTCGCCCGCCATTGAGACCTACAACAAGCTATACAACTTGGATATTGCAGGTACTCCGAATAAGCCTGTAAGCGTATCGACGGAGAGCGCGAACGTATGGAAGCAGGGTAACGACTATTTCAAAAAGCTCATCACCGATATTCAGGGAATTTCGCCTGTTTCTTCGGAGGGGCGGGCGGTCTTGTCCTTTATCCGTGGCAGCTATGCAAAGTTCCAACTCGGCGCAAACCCGAAAGTGTGGGTAACGCAGCTTTCGTCCCTGTTCGCCTCGTCGAGCCTGCTTGACGCAAGCAGCATTACGCGCGGCATGACGGTATCGGCAAAAGACGTTGATACTTATTGCCCGCTTGCAAAGCTGCGCGCGCAGGACAATACGGCTGCTATGGCGCAGGGTGTTCTCGACAAGGTAGGCAGAATTTCAAACGTGCTCATGGCTCCTATCGGAAAAATGGATAGGTTTGTTGTCCGCCGCCTGTTCGGTGCTTGTCAGGTGCAGGTGCAAAAGGACGGCGGGGCAAAAATCGGCACCGAGGCAAACAAGATCGAGGCGGGCAAGCTGCTGAAACGGGTTATCCTTGAAACGCAGCAGAACTCCCTCGCAACGGAACGCTCGGCGGCAATGCGCTCGGGCAATGAGATCATGCGCACGCTGACGATGTTCTCGGCAGATAGCATGAAAGTCATCGGGCGCGTCATTGACTCGGTGGGCGAACTCTCCGCTTTGAGAGCAAGATTGCGCACAACGACAGACGCGGAAAGCCGCAGCACTTTGCAGACGCAGATTAAGGCGGCGCGCAGAAAAGTGCGCAAGTCTTTGACCGCGCTTGCCACCTCCGCGCTGTTCATGGCGGCTATCGCGCAGCTCTTTAATTGGCTGTACAACAAGGACAAGGACGATGACGAAACGGCGGCGCAGCAGGTGCTTGTGGACTTTGTGGGGAATTTGCTCGGCGGGCTCCCGCTCGTGCGTGATATTTATTCGCGCATTGCAGAGGGATATTCCGTTGATAACTATGCCTACTCTGCCCTTAATGACCTGCTCGACAGTGCAGTCAATCTGTTCGATACCGTCGGTAGCCTTGTTTCGGGCGATGAGAGCAATTCAAAGCTGACCGCCCGAACCAAAAACCTTTTGTATGCACTCGGGCAGTTGACGGGTATTCCGACGAGAAATATCTACAACGTGTTCTACGGGCTCACAAAGCGAATCAGTCCGACGACGGCGTATAAAATCGACGAGGCGTTCTATGCGAAAAACTATGTAACCGACCTCAATAAGGCTATTGAGAGCGACGATACGGACATGATCGCCATGCTTACGAGCATGATTTTCGGCGAGAGAATGGGAAATACGACCATGAGCGACGCCGTACACAACAAGTTCGTTGACCTGTACTCGAAAGGCTATTCCGTACTGCCCCGCAGCATAGGCGACACGATTACCTATGGAGGAGTAGAGATTCCGCTGACGGACGAAGAATACAGCCGTTTCAGAGCGATTTATGCGCAGTCCATGAAAGACATCGAAAAAATGGTGAACAGCGGCACGTTCAGCGTACTCTCGGAGGAAATGCAGGCAAAAGCCATAAAGCAGGTGTACGACGCATATTATTATGACGCGCTTTCCGATTTGGTGGGCGTGGACGAACGCACGACGATAGGCGAGCTGTCTGAATGGATAGATATGAGCAAACTCTCCGTGGTGTTTACAGGGCTTTCCGATATAGAGTCGGACAAGAACTCAAAGGGCGAGACGATTTCGGGCTCAAAGAAAAAGAACACGGTCAAGTACCTGCTCGGGCAAAATCTTTCAGACGGCGAGCGGCTGCTGATCCTTTGCTATCGAGGATATTCCATTCAGGACGGCGATTATAAGGGGTACACGGCAAAGCGCGCAAAGCGCATACTGTTGCAGCACATCTTGAAGCTGAACGGGACGCAGGCGGAAAAGGCTGCGCTCGCCGAAAAATGCGGGTTTACCGTCCGAAACGGCAGAATTATCAGAGATTTTTAGGCATTTTTGCGGTACTTTGCCAAAACTATTGCCATTTCTTGATGAATGTGCTATACTATATGCGCTACACAACCAAATAACAAGTAGTGGGCTACATCTCGGCATAGGTGTATCCTTTATTCCCACTACTTTGTGGTTGTGTAGCAACAAATTGAGGGGTACATACCAAATTCTATGCAGGGCGGCTCCTTAATTGGAGCCGTCCTTAACTTTTATCCCGAGAGGGAAAGGAGCCTATGCTATGACAACAAGAGGGAAAAACAGAATCGCTGCTTTATTTTTTACAGTCGCAACGCTTGTTTGCTTTGCGTTTACACTTTCAGCCTGCGGGAAGTCAGAGCCAAGTTACAAAACGGTTGACTTATCAACGTCAAACTACTATGGTTACATAAGTTTGGAATTGCACTTTGATAATTTTGACGCAGTATATGATAGTACGGACTCTATTGGTACGGAAAAATATCGTCTTTTTTGCGCGGGACGTATTACGGCAAAGCGTATTGGAAATTATCAGTTTGAATACGCCTCCGTTACTGTTAATATAGCAATCGAGAACGGGTGGAACGTAAGCCTGCAAGAGGCTAAAATACCGCTTGATTATGACGGAAACGGTGAGTATTCGTTTTATATGGATAAAACACTCATGACGTCGTTTGTTGATAACACGTTCACATCGGAAGATTGTGAAATTCATGTTACAAGTGCGTCAGGCACGGTAAGGATATACGATTAACAAAAGGCTGTACGACAATCGTACAGCCTTTTTTCATGCTATCATGCTGCGATGTGCCCCCGTTTTTTATTATAAATTGCGACTAAACGGCGTTTAATCTATGTTATCATAGATAATAGGAGGTACACAAACAGATGTTGAGCATAACGCCTGCTGTGAAATCTGATATTACGCATATCGTTTGTCCTCATTGTAAAGAGAAGCTCGCCCGCGTCGGTTTGCATAAAAGCAGCAAGATTGACGGGCTGACGTTCAAGTGCAGGAAATGCGGCAAGCTGTGGAACGTGAAAACTGAATAGCTTGTGCGAATGCACAGTAAACATTGTTTTGTGCCAAAGTCCCGAGAGACAGAGCCCTATTTGCCAAAAGTGGCGATAGGGCTTTTTTGTTTCTCAAAAATCTGAAAAAGGAGGAGACAGCTTTTATGAAACCGAGCAGAGATAACAGGTTTGCAACGAACAAGGGCGGCATTATCAAGGCACCCAAGTCCGTGGGCTCCGATTCGCCAAAGGCTACGGTCGTAAAGGGCAATGACCTTCGGAGCGGAAAAAGCGGCAAGAAGTAATCTATCTCAAAAAATTTGAAAGGAGGAGCAGACGATTATGGAAAAAGAGAAGAATATCGACCTCGACGAAGAAGAAAAGGGTGGCGTTCAGGGCGAAGAAGCTGACGACGATACCGAAAAGGACGACGAGTTCGAGTATGATGACGACGGGAATATAATTATCCCCGACGTAATCGAGGACGAAGATCAGGACGAGGACGGCGACGATGACGCCGCCGATACCGATGATGACACGGACGACGAGGACGAGGGAGAGGGCGGCTCCGATGACGAGGATAAGGAGACGCCGAAACCCGAAGCTCAACCCGAGGGCAAGGACGAGAAAGACGCGCAGATCGAGGCTTTGACAAAGGAGCTTGACGCTCTCAAAGCGCAGAGCGCGGACACGCTCGCAAAGCTGGGTGTAAAGTCGGAAAACGTGTTGGAGGGGCTCGAAAAAGTGGCTGCCGAGTCGGACGATATGTCGCTTGACGAATATCGGAAGAAAAAGGCAGAGAGCCAACGTGATGACGCTGCAAGGAAACTCCTGCAACAGGCAGAGTTCGAGAAGAAAATGCTGTCTGATTTTGCGGAGATTCAGCGCGAGTTCCCCGAAACCCGAGGCTTGAAATCTCTCCGAGAAATCGAAAATCTCGCAAAGTTCGGGAGATTCAGGGACTTGGGACTGTCCCCGAAAGAGGCGTATGCTGCGGCAAACCCCGACAGCGTGCGCAGGAGCGTCGCGGCAGCGACGAAACAGCAGTCGTTAAACGAAACGAAAGCTCATCTCAAATCTGCCGTGCCTGCGGGCTCCAAAGATGACGGTATCGCTATCTCGAAAAAGGAGCTCCGCGAGTGGAGAGACATATTTCCGAATCTGACCGATAAGGAAATCAGCATGCTCTACCGAGAATCAGCAAAAAAATAAAAAGGAGATTTTTCTATGTTCAAACTCATCAAGATAGAGAACGCGAGAATGAACGTGCCCGAGCCCGTTTTCCATGAAGTAACGGCAAGCGAGGCGGTCGTAATGGGCGAGGCTCTCGTTCTCACAAGCGGAAAACTCACGAAGTGCGGAGCTACGGCAAAGCCCGAGTTTATCGCTATGGCAGACTGCGCGGCGGACGCGACGAATCGCCTTATCCCCGCAGCGCGCGTGGAGCCGAATCAGCTCTACGAGGTACCCGTTCAGGCGGCTCCTACGAGCCTCGTTGAGGGTAGCAAAGTAACCCTGCACACGGACGGCTTGCAGGTAACGGCAACGACCACGAGCGGCGTTGTTACGGTTGAAAGCCTCAACGGTGCAGCGGCTGCGGGCGATGTTATCGTCGTCAGGATCGTATAAAGGGAGGTACATACAACAATGTCGAATTTCATTTACAGCGCAATGTCGGGTAAGAACGATCCCATGTTCGGGAAGTTCGAGCACCCGATTAAAGCACTCATCGAGAACGAGTCCAACATCTGCGAGAAGCGCAAGACCATTCTCGAAACACTTTTCAACGTGGAGAAGTCCAACCGATACGCCGAAACGATCATGGGCGAGTCCGACTTCGACACGTTCATGGCTTCCGAGGAGGGGCAGGGCGCCGAGAACGACAACGTCGAAACCACGTTCAAGAAAACGATCGAACACATCGAGTTCAGAAAGGAGTTTACCATTACCCGAAAAATGGCAGATGACGCGAAGTTCGGTATTGGCGCAGACATGAAGAACAAGCCCCGCAAGTTTGTTCGCGCGTACTATAAAACGCGCGTCAAGATCGCGGCACAGGCACTCATCAACGGAACGAGCAAGACGATGACGTTCAACAGGGCAAAGGTCGATCTGACCTGCGCGGACGAGCTGCCTCTGTTCCATAAGGCGCACCCGTATTTCACCGACAAGATGAAAGGCAAGACGCAGAGCAATTACTACTATGGCACGATCACCGATTCCGCTGCCAAGCTCGAAGAGGCTCTCGGCGTCCTCGCCAACAAGGTGCGCAACTTCAAGGACGAGAACGGAGAAGTCATGGAGTACGTCGCCGACATCGTGGTTGTTCCATGCAATCGCCCGAAGCTCGAAAACATGATGAAGAAAGTCATCGGCTCCGAGCGCACGGTCGGTAGCGACTACAACGACATCAACACGCAGCACGGGAATT